GAGGACAATATGGCATACGGATTAGACCGATACTCCTGGAACCAAGGGAAGAACGCCAAACACGGCTTCTCGGTAGAGGAAGAAATCGAACCTTCTCTTGTGGCTCGGGGAGGCTCGGCAGTAGCGGAGGAAACAATGAAAGAAATGGTGGTTAGAAGATTAACCCCAACCGAATGCGCCAGATTGCAAGGTTTTCCCGATTGGTGGTGCAGTGATCTCCAAGATGATGACTTTGACTTTTGGAGAGAGGTTTGGAACGAATACGCAAGAATCAATAACACTAAACCTAAAACAGACAAAGCCGTTAGAGAATGGATGAAGCATCCGCATTCTGATTCGGCAGAGTATAAGATGTGGGGCAACGGAGTGGCATTGCCTTGTGTAGATTTCGTCCTTTGGGCGATAAAGGAGTATGAAAATGAAGGAAATGGTTAAATGCATTTGTGACAACCTTCAAGAGGCTTTGGATTACGCAAAAGAAGGCTCGGAGAAAATTGGAAAAGACATCGAAAGAATCATTGAAGAAAAAATGATAAAGCTTGAGTTAATGCCGGAAGAAGTAGAAGCAATAAGAGATTGCTTAAAAGACAAATGCGACAAATTACGGCTGGATCAATTTGATTGTAAGGCAAGAGGATGGAAAGACGCATTTTACCAAATCGGAATGCAAATGACCAAGATAGAGATAATCCTTGAGAAAATCGCAGAAGCCGAAGAAGAAAAAGAAAAAATCTAAAGCCTAATCAAAGCGAGGACAAATAAATATATATAACGGGATGATGATAAACCTCTAATTGATTAGGTAGGAAAGGAGGGAGCGGCGAGAAATCGCCGCTTTTTTCAAAAAAATTTCAAAAAATGTGAAAAAAGTGCTTGACAAGGGTTTTTTATTGGTGTATACTTATATCAGCCAAGGGGGAGAACCCGAGGCGGACTAAACCCAAAAGGAGACAAAAACAATGACAAAGTTTGAGATTGGCAAAACCTACACAATGAGAAGCGCATACGATCACGAATGCACTTGGACATATACAGTAATAGCAAGAACAGAAAAAACGATAACGCTGAACTGCGGCAGAGAAACACAGACTTGCAGAATCAGCAAGGGGCTGAGCGAATACTACGGAGCAGAAGCGGTGAGACCGCTCGGAACATACGCCGCCTGCCCGACACTAAAAGCGCAATAACCACAAGGCCGAAGGGCGGCGGCTAAACCGCCCGAAAGGAGTAAAGCAATGAAAGCTTACACAGTAGACTACACGATGACTCAATACGGGGAAGAAAAACGCATTAGCTTTTTGGCAAAGAACAAAGAGGATGCCTTCGATAAGGCGATATTTGAAGAGATCCCCAAAACCGAAGGAAGATGCCCATATGCGGCTTGGGTGACGGGAGTGACTTATCAAAACGGAAACTACAAAAGCTTTAACTAAAACACGGCTGACCTAACGGCTTGACGGGGGAAAGGAGCAGATTATGACATTAGGTGAATTCTTGGCTTGCCCGAAAGGGATGGACATTGCAGAGTATGAGAAACTCTTGGAGTGGAAGAAGAAAACCGCAAAGAGAATCGGCAAACTTTCCGAGGACATAGACTTTGAAGAGGATGCTTTGAAAGAACTTGCGGACGAGAAGGGATCAGAAAGGTACAACAGACACGTTGAGCAGATAAAAAAGTTAAGAACAAAAAGAGACACCGTCTGCAAAGAGTATGACGCCATAAAAGCCAAGCTTGACGGGAAAGGCGGAAAAAGATAAACTGAAAAGAAAAAAGGAGGCAGGGGATGGCAACAGAAGCGCAAAAGAGAGCAATAGCCAAATACGATGCGTCTCACACGGTACAGATTAAGCTTAAGCTAAATCTTGAGACCGACAAAGACGTGATCGAGAAATTAAACGAAGTAGACAACAAACAAGGCTACATCAAAAGGCTGATAAGGGAAGACATAGGCGCAGGAAAGGTCAAATACGTCTACAAGGAACTCGGGCGGTCTGCGGTGGTGATAGATGCTGAAACGGACGAAGAGGCCATAGACAAGGCAAGACAACTCACCTACAAAGGGACGCTACTGAAAAACGGAGTTAAGGAGTACATCGAGGAAGAGAAAGATTTTGCAGAGCACTCCTTTGCAAAGCACGGAGATCACGGAATCGACATATATCACAGATGGTAGGAGGGCAAAATGAAATACATTTTAATCGATAACGCAATCAAGGTCAAGAGCGAGGTCTACACGGAAGTGTTAAAGGACAAAAGCCGGAAAGAAGCGATAGAAAGAGCAAAATTTGAATGGGGCAGATTAACCCCTAAAGAACAGAACCACAGAGACGATTTCTACTTGTTAGAGATGACCAACAAGGACTACGAAGAAGCTGACGGAGAATACTTCGGAAAAGGAAAGATGGTTTGGTCGGCTAAATAACTAAAGGAATGAATAAGACGAGAAGGCGGTGAGAGATCACCGTCTTTTTTGTTTATATAACGATTATATCGTAATTCTCAAAAGTTTTTAGGTTGATAGAATGCAATAGAAAGGAATTAAAGGGCGAAGTTTGCCCCAAAAAATAGGTGGTGCGGATGAAAGGACTCGATGACATATTACAGAACCTCGACAAGGTAGAAGCTTGGACGAGGCAGGGAATGACCGAGGAGCAAATTGCAAACAAATTCGGAATATCGAGAGCAACCTTTTGGAAGTACAAAAAATCCAATGTAAACATTTTAAACGCACTAAAAAAGGGAAGAGTAGATCTCGGAGACGATTTGAAGATGTGTTTAGCCAAGAAAGCATTCGGATTTACCTATACCGAAAAGAAGACGATTACCAAGTATGTCGGAGACGATGAGATAAAAACTGTCGAAGAGTACGAAAGATATTCACCGCCGGACGTGGCGGCAATACATTTGCTCCTTAAAAACATTGATACCGAATGGCGAAACGATGACCAAGCAACCCTCAATTTAAAGAGGGAGAAACTTGAGATGGAAAAGGCCAAAGCCGATGCGGAGATATGGTGATGACGCGAGAACAGTTTTATCACTCAAAGGAATGGCGAACACTCGTTGACATCCTCAAACAAGAGCGCACCGACAAGGACGGGATACTAAAGTGTGAGTTATGCGGAAAACCCATAGTTAAGAAATGGGATTGCATAGGACACCACAAGCAGGAACTAAACGAGGTCACGGCAAATGACGCTTCGGTAGCTCTAAATCCCGATAACATCGCACTGATCCATTTCAAATGCCATAACCAAGTCCACGAAAGATACGGAGCGGCAAGGCAAAGGGTGTATCTGGTATACGGGTCTCCAAAAGCCGGAAAGACATACTACGTCGACGAAACCGCAGGAGAAGACGATTTAATCGTGGATTTAGAAAGGCTCCGCAGCGCAATAAGCAATGGGGGGTCTAACAGATTAAAGGCCAACGTCTTCGGAGTAAGAGATGCACTGATAGACCAAATCCGAACGAGAACGGGTTCTTGGCGAAATGCTTGGGTCGTAGGGACATATCCCTTAAAGACCGACAGAGACAGACTCTGCGATTTGCTCCGAGCAGAAACAATCTTCATCGACACATCAGAACAAGAGTGTTTAGAGCGATGCGAAACAGATGAAGACAGACGATATGTGAAAGATTGGTGGCAATCCTACACCGAATAGACCCCCCGTCTTGATGGTGAAAGGATTCGCCAAACAAGCGAGCCTTGGGCAGGATTTTGTAGCAAGTCGGAAAATTCAAAAATCCTGACCAAAAAGGTTCAAAGTTTTGAAAAAGGGACAATGAACTTTGAAAACCGAAAATCGGCGAGCAGAATATGACGAAATGTTCCGAGACGTGGACGAGGCCGAAAGACGGTTGGTAGACCGCTTGATAGACGAGTGCATCTACTACGAGGAACAGATGACGGAGCTTAAGAAGCTTCCGTTTGTCGCAGTCCATCCAAAGAACAAAAACCTTCAAAAGACCACGGCGGCGGCGAGGGTTTACAAGGAATACGCAACCTCTTATATGAACGCACTCCGAATCCTGTTAAACATCCTCCGCAAGGTCGAGTCCGAAGAACAGAACGAACTGTTGAGACGTCTGGAGGAATTCGCTTGACCCATCTCGAAGAGTATTGGAACCTCATAGAGAGCGGAGAAGTTAAGGTGGGTTATTGGATTCGCAAAGAGATAAGGAACCTCATCGAGGATCTGAATTACTACGAGTACGATACCACCGAAGCCGACAAGCGGATGCGGTTTATGGAGAAAATGTGCTTACAGTCAAAGGCTCCATACTATATGCAACCGCTCAAGCTGATGCCGTGGCAGAAGGCCTTCCTTGAAGCCTTATACAGTTTCAAGATCGATGGGAAACGGAGGTTCACCGAAGCACTTTTGGAGGTGGCCCGTAAGAACGGAAAATCTTCGCTTATGGCGGCGGACGGAAACTACGAACTATTTCTCGGAGAGGGAGGTTCGGACATCTGTTGCGCATCCAACGATGACAGGCAGGCCAAGCTGATCTGGAGCGAAATGGCTGATATGCGCGAGAAGTTAGACCCGAAGATGGCGGTTACAAAACAAACCATCAGCGAGCTTAAGAACCCTCACAGAAGCATCAAGGCTTTGAGATTGTCCAGCCGGACGAAGAACAAGGACGGGTTTAACTTTTCCCGAGTGTATCTGGACGAGTCTCACGATATCGCAGAGGAAAACGGACAGTCGGAGATCGCAGAAGCCTGCTGGCGAGGAATGTCGAGCCGAGAGGAACCCTTGTTCATCAACTGCACCACGCAAGGCTTCAATCGGGATTGCTATCTTGACCGCAAGATATCCCACGCGAAGAAGGTCATAGAGGGCGAGGTCACAGACATTCGATTCCTGCCGTTCCTTTACGAGCAGGACTCCGAGCAGGAGATTTGGCAGGACGAATCGAGTTGGGAGAAAGCCAATCCCTCCATCCGATACGGAGTCAAGAAGCTTGATAAGTTTAGAAGGGACGTGGAACTGGCTAAAACTGACAAAGCCACCCGAATCCATCTCTTGACGAAGGATTTCAACATCCCCCAATCAAGCGCACAGATGTGGTTGGCATTAGAGGACTACGATTATCCTCAAGAGTATTTCGATTTAGAGGAATTCCGTGGATCTGTAGTGTTAGGGGCAGTAGATTTATCAGCCACCACAGACCTCTCAAGCGCTAAAGTGCTTTTAAGGAGGCAGGGAGACAAGACAAAGTACATTTTGTCGCATTATTGGATCCCCGAATCCAAACTAACCAATTCGGACGATATAGAGGCCGGAGCGAGGTACAAGGATTGGGCCAGAGACGGACTTCTTACGATCCACGAAGGGAATGAGATAGACATTTCGCAGATAGCCGACTGGTTTTACCGCCTTCACAAAGAATACGGCTTAAGACCCTACAAGATCGGCTATGACCAAAGGTTCTCCAAGACCTTCCTCGACAGGTGTTCGGAGTACGGCATCGAAACGGAGATGATCCTGCAAGGTCGGTATTTATCAAATGCGATGAAGCTGACCGAAGCCGATTTAAAAGGACGGATACTTAACTTCCAAAACAATGAGATAGACCAATGGTGTTTAGCGAATTGTTGTTGCAAAGTAGACAATGTGGGCGACATTCAACCCGTGAAGATACCCACATTAAAGAGCAAAAGAATAGACGGAGCATTAACCTTCATAATGCTCGAAGAAACCTACAGAAGGTTTAAGAATGAATTCATAACGGCCACAGGAGGCGTTTAATGGGACTATTCGACAAGTTGTTTCATAGGCAACCTAAAGACTCACGATATGCGGCAATGCTTAACGGATTGCTCCCTATATATACCCAATTCGGAACGAATATTTATGCGAGCGATGCGGTGCAGCAGGCCGTCAAATGTATTGTAGATGAAGTTAAGAAATTAAGGCCCACGCACGTCCGAGTAAAGGGGAATGACCCGACTCCCGTTGGGGGAAGTTTACAAGACGTATTAAACAATCCCAACCCCTTGATGACCACGAGCGAATTCCTTGAGAAGGTGACGTGGCTTCTGCTCTTAAACTACAACGCCTTCATAATTCCCGTCTATAGAGTATGGACGGACGGAGAAGGAGACGAACAGAGAAGATACGAAGCTCTGTACCCGATTAAGCCTATCCAAGTGGATTTCATCGAGGACGCTTCGGGCCGGATGTTCGTTAAGTTTTACTTTTCGGGCGGAAGAACAACAACCATCCCATACGATGACGTTATCCACATCAAATATAACTATTCGGTTGGGGAATTTATGGGCGGCAACGAATTGGGCCAGCCGGACAACAAAGCGCTTTTGACAACTTTGGAGCTTAACCACAAGCTTCTGCAAGGTGTCGCAAAGGCAATGGACGCATCCTATGCGGTCAACGGAATCATTAAGTACAACTCGCTCCTTGATTCGGAGAAGATGGACAAGGCTGTGGAGGACTTTAACAGAAAGTTAAGAAACAACGAGAGCGGATTTTTACCTGTAGACATTAAATCCGACATCCAACCCTTTGAGCGGAAAATTGCGCTGGTGGATAAACCAACCCTTGAATTCATCGACTCGAAGATATTGAGGAACTGGGGAGTGCCGCTTTCGATCTTAACGGGAGACTTCACCAAGGAGACCTACGAAGCGTTCTACAGTAAGGTGTTGGAACCCTTAACGATAGCCTTCTCCCAAGCCTTCACCAAGAAGCTATTCACTTCAAGGGAAAAAGCCTTCGGGAACAAGATAGAGTTTTACCCCAAGGATTTAATCTTCCTGTCGATGGAGCAAACCCTGCGGATGATAGATATCTTAAGTCCGACAGGCGGCTTATTCGAGAACGAGAAGAGGGTGGCGTTAGGGTTACCGCCTCTGCCGGAGCTTGAAGGCAAACGATATATGAGCCTTAACTGGATTGACGCCGCAAATGCTGATCAATACCAAGTCGGCAAGACGAACGTTGAGGTTATAGACGAGAACAAAACGGAGGAATGAAATGAAAGAGTTAGAAAGGCGTGAATACCTATGCGAGGTAAGAGCGGACGAGAACAACTATATCGAAGGACGTCCGATAGTCTACAACAGTAGAACTGACTTGGGGTTCTTCGATGAGGTCATAGAGAGCGGAGCTTTGAACGAGACCGACCTTCGGGACGTTAGATTCCTCGTGAATCACGATTTCTCCAAGATACCGCTCGCAAGATCGAGAAGAAACAACGGACACTCTACGATGCAATTATTTGTAGACGAAGAGGGTTTAAGAATCAAGGCGATGCTTGACGTTGAGAACAACGCAGAGGCTAAAGCCTTATACAGTGCGGTGCAGAGGTCTGACATCAGTGGGATGAGTTTTTGCTTCTCCGTTGATGATGAAGAGTGGGATGACCTCAACTCGGAACACCCGACACGCCGCATCAAGAAAATCGGTTCAGTGGTCGAAGTAAGCGCAGTGACATTTCCGGCTTACGAGGCAACGAATATACAAGCAAGGAGTAAAGAGGCATTGGAGAATGCTCGGGCCACCTTGGAGAAGGTCAAGCCTGCGCCAGTGGACACTGGAGAAATCGAACTGCTTAAACTCAAAACCAAAATTTTAGGAGGAAAATGAAATGAAGCTGGAAAATCTCGAAAAGAGAATGAGCGCCCTCAACGAGAAGAGAGAGGCACTCGTTAAGAAATCGCTCGACTCCCAGAATGTTGAAGAGGTTCGCTCTATCAATGACCTTCTGGTGGTCATAAACGAGGAAATCGCCGAGGTACGCTCGGAGATAGACCTTATCAAGCAGAACACTGTTCCTGCGAACGCAAAGCTGGTCAACGGCAATGTTGTCGGAAACTTTGCTACACCCCAGAAGAGAGAAGGCAACCCCCTCGCTTCGATGGAGTACAGGAAAGCCTTTATGGACTACGTTCAGTCCGGCAAAGAGATTCCCTCGGAATTCAGAAGTGCCGTCAGCACCGAAGACACGGGAGCGGCCATCCCTGTAACCGTTATCAACGAAATCATCAACACTCTGCGCAAGAGGTATGGTAACCTCTACGGAAAAGTCAGAAAGTTGAACGTGAAAGGCGGTGTGAAATTCCCTGTAGGCGCACTCTCTGCAAAGGCAAGATGGATCAATGAATCCACCGTTTCCCCGAGACAGAGCATCGGCACTCTCGGCAAAGTGTCCTTTGAGTATTGCACTCTCGAGATAAGAGTTGCGCAGACCTTCCTCTCCAACGTTCTCACAATCGAGGCGTTTGAGGGCGAGATAGCAAGAGCAATCGTGGTCGCTTACCTTGAGGCTATGGACAAGGCTATAGTCGCAGGATCCGGCGATGGCGCACCCCTCGGAATACTCAACGATGCAAGAGTTACCAACTCCGTTGATATGAAGG